CTGATTATAGAAAATATGGTTAAACCACCATTCCATGTCGTGCTCAAAGAATTCTTCTCTGTCTGTATGAAGATCCACAAATTCATGTACCTTCCCTTCAAAATAAATTGGACAGACTGGAAGCCCCAATTCTTCTGCTCTTTTTACCATTTGATTAAAAGGTAAATCAACTTCTATTCCTTGAGGGTTGATATTAGAAATTCTATAGATAAATACATTAGGTAATGAATAGCCGTAAGTATAACCTTTTTGAATAGCTTCTCCACTGTAAGTTTTACCTACAATCTCACAATAGACAGCCTCTCCTTTATGGAGAAGTCCTTCAAAAAACTCTTTACCTACCTCAGACCATAAATCTCCTGAGTTAAAGTAATGATTTTTATTAGGCAGTTCTTCAAAACCTACAGACTTAGTCACCCTTCTTGAGGCACAAACATATTCATAGTCTTCTTCAACTACTTTAGCTCCAAAGAATTTAGCTATTTTTTCTAACCAAGTTAACTTACGTTTTACTAAGGTATTGAAAAATCTAGCCGAAGTTCCATGCAACTTATATGTAACAGAGATATGAGTGTTTAAATCAAATTTATGTACATTTTTAAGAAGATGCTCTGTATCCATATGCTCAGGAGCCATCTTGGAATCTACAATAGAATCTACAATTCTTGACTTAGGACTACTAGCGTCTCTATTTTTTTGAGTTTTATTTACATACTTACAACAGATTTCTACTCCGTTGATTGTATTAAACTCGTCTCCAAGAACAGGAAGTTCTTCTACTACTTTAAATCTACTATGAAGACTTCTTAATGGAATTACAAAACCAGAGCTAATCACTCCTTTGAATTTAACTGCTTTTACTCTACGGTTATCTTCAAAAAATCCTCCTACTGTAGTATCAAAATTCTTTTCTTTATGTCTGTAAAGATTGTTATCACGTAAAAACCAATCAGCAATTTGACACTCTGCAGGAAAGAATAGATACAACTCATCAGGATTTGAGTCTTTTGAGATTAAACAGTCGTTACCTTGGTAAGTGACCTTTACTAAATTATCAAGTCCTTCTACTGTATGTTTCACAGGTAGCTTAATTACTTGACAAGTGTAATTTTTTGAATTGTCTAGTACAACTAAATTAGTTTTCATCGTTCATAAGTTTATTAAAATCTTTTATAAATTCATCTTTTTCTTCTTGTTCATCGTTAGGAATGTAGTAATCACAATCGTTATCAAACTCATTAAATGGAAGCTCTGTAAAATAAGCTTGAAGATGTTCGTGACCTTCTACTGTAAATCTGTAACAAGAGTTTTTTAGTGGACATTTTAATCCTTTACATTTAGTTATATCAGACATGTTCTTTTAATTTAAATAACATCTTAATAAGCTTAGTAGCTTCTCCTTTATTTTTTATAAAAGAGTCTCTACAAATCTGAATAGTTTTAAAGGGATTACATAGTGTGTCACAGTCTTTGTAGTTAGTGTACAATTCTAAGCTTATATAACCACTTCTTGCTCTAAAATAGAAATAATAAGACTCATTAGAGAAGGGATTATAAATCACTCCTGTAGATTGATAAGGGAATTGTCCTCCCCAACTAAAATGAACTACTGTTAATACTTTCATGGTACAAATAAAATTGTAGGGTTATTTTTTTGTATAGACTCATGTAATACTCTAGTTTTAGTTAAATCAGCTAATCGTTGAAAATCACTTAAATCAAAAGGAGATGTAATCCAATGCTCACCATTTTTAGTAGGTAAAGTTGCATAAATTTGAGCTTTAACTGTCCCTAAAAGTCTTGTATACTCTTGATATTCAAAAGATGTAATATCTTTTAAATCAATATCCAGTATCCATTTCTTTTTATTGTCATGGTGATATTGACCTACTGCTCTAGAAAATGCCTTTTTTACATTATAAAAATCTCTATTCATCATTTGATTAGACATAGTTACTAACGTATGATAGGCTATTTTTTCATAACTTCTTCTATTTAAATTGATACACAATCTAGAGTTTGTAGCAACAGTTATACTTTTCATTTCAGAGTATCTATTAGCTAGACTTTTTTCAGAGTTTATGTAGTAATGAACAATAGTAGAGTTATTTGAACCTAACTCAGGATTTTCCTTTCTTCTTTTAATTATCTGTATATGATAGAACATATCTTCATTAGAAAAATCCAGTAAAGGAAGAATTAAATCATAATTATCTATCATACTCTACAATATAAACTTCAGTTAAAGAGTTTTCAAAAACTTCCTTTATAATTGCTAATACAAGAGCTTTGTCTCCTCTTGCAAGTCCACAGCCTATCCAAGGTAGTCCTAACTTAACTCCCTTACCTCCTAATAATTTTTCAATCAAAGCAAGTGCTTCCTTTAAAGCACGATAGCTCAAAGGTATACCTGTTTCTGGGTCAGGAATTCTAGGACTTAGTTGAGTATAAGCATTTACTACAGTAAAGTGTTTATAAGTGGGAGCTTCTATTACTACAGCTACTCCTGAAATCATCATTATATGCTTAAAGTCAATTAATCCTAATTTATAATCATTAGGCCCTAATAATTCTAAAGGATACTGATCACAACCAAAAGCGTCTGCCATTAAAGGAGCTATACCTGCACCCATAACAGATTGACAATTACATCCATGAGCAATTACATCAAACGTTTTTGATTTAGCTAATTCAATTAAATCTCCTTTTATAATTTGTATATTATCTGGGAAAACGTCTAATTGACTCAAGTTTTCTTTTTCGTTTTTCATTTTGTTTAGTGTATTTAATTTTCATTGCTTCAATCCAATCAGCATTCTCAAGTAAAAACTTTCTCACATGAGGATATACATCCATTATCTGTTCTTGTGTAATTACCAGATTTATTTCATATCTAGCTGTTGTAAAGTACTGCTTTTTCAGTCTATTCACTCTTTCCCAGTTTGCATTACTTTGACCAAAATAAATAGCAGGAGATATATCTGCGTAATATTTAGCACAAACTAAGTAAACTTCTCCTATTTTCAATTCTCTAGCTTTTACAGATTCTTCCATATATCTTCGTCTTTGTACATTTGAATAATTGTATTGATAAATAATGCAAAAACATAAGCATTTAAAGCAGTTAAAAGTCCTTTGATAAAAAGAACAGCTGAATAGTCTCCTAAAGAATAGAAAAAAGAATTTATAATGTATTGGATAGCAATAATTAAGAGTGTAAATCTCAAAACAGGCGGATGCAGCTCAGGAGAATTTACAAACCAAATGATGAAGTCTTTCAGTTTTATCATATCAGTTATTTGTCGTTAGGAGCTATAGTTAAATAGAAAGCAGAATCAAGCTCTTTTATTTTCTGCATTATAGATTGTTTCTCTGTATTTACTTTTTGTATTTCTTCTTTTGTACTATCTGTCCCAAGAGTAGCCTCTAATTTTGCAAGACTCTCTAGGTAAAAATCAATTTTTTCTCTTAATTCTAAATTTGTTTCGTAACTCATTAGAGTCTTTAAAGATTTATAAAAAAGTCTGGGTGGAAAATGATTCACACCCAGACTCTACACAACTTATTAGTGAAGAGAAGTTACCCTCTTTACTAAGTTAACACTTACTAACTTCTTGTAAAATACAAGAAATATTTGTTCCGAACCTCCAAACTTTCTAACAAATAATTTCTAATTAAAATGGATCATACAACCCATCATCACTAACTTCAACTTCACTAAGGCCAGACCAATTAATTGTGTAATCAGCTCCGTTTTGCCCTTTTATAAACTCATTTGTTCTACTAAATATTTTACTTCCAAAAAATCCTGCATTACCTCCTTGATAAGATTCAGCAGCAGGATGAGGAGCTTTAATTATGTAATTTGATTTAGCATTTATCATACTTTCAAATTTTTGAGCCTCTCTTCCAAGTAAAATATAAATTATTCCATTTAAGTTATTTAGAGCTTTAAAAACTTGTGTATTAAATGGAGCCCACTGACTAATATGAGAAGAAGGAGATTTATGCTCCACAGTTAAAGCAGTATTTAAAAGTAATACTCCTTGTTTTGCCCAATGTTCTAGAGAGTAATCAAAGTCTAAAGCAAGAACATTTAAATCTTTTTCTAGCTCTTGATGAATATTCCTTAAACTTGGTGGAATAGTTCTTACCTTTTGCCAGTTAATTCCAAAAGATAATCCAATAGCTTCATTAGGATTAGGGTAAGGATCCATACCTAACAACACTACTCTAACTTCTTCAAATGGAGTCATTTTAAAAGCTTTTAAAACGTTATCTGACTCTGGATAAACTGCAACTGCACTTCTTCTTCTTCTTATAAACTCATTCAGTTTAGTGAACTCTTCACTTTCCAAAAAAGGCTTGAGCTGATTATACCAACCCAAGCCTAATTTTTCTATTAATATTTCTTTCACTTTGTAATAATTAAATCAGAATTAAAACACTCTATTGTGTCAAGACGAGGTCTAGATTCTAAATCAATAAAAGAAGGAATTTTAACTTCATACTTATTTTCTAGCTCTTTTCTTAAAGTTTCATCTCTTTTCAAGACTTTATACCAATGTCTGTCTGGAGTCCAAGAATGAAAAGCAATGCACTTAGAAATGTAATCACTAGAAAAATAAGAATATTTTCCTTCTTTGAATTTTTTAAACTCTTCTCTAACTTCTTCAGGTAGAGTAAATTCATATAATACATGACAAGAATCTATGTCATGTCTTGCTTGAAAATACTGATGGTTCAGAAACCACTCTTCTAATTTAACAATATCACGACTTCCGTCAAATCTGTAATATGCAAATAAAGTATGGTCTACTGAACTACCTTCCCAATTAGAATAGAAGTTCACAAGATGGGTGTCCCAAAGCCAATCTTTCTTTTGAGTTGTGACTTTATCTCCTATTATAAGTAAAGGACTCATAAGTATAGAAGTAAAGTTAATCTCTTCAAATAAAAGATCAAACGAATAAAACCCAGTAATCTTATTAGAGGTATTAAGTAGAATTTTTCTAATTTTAAATGGTTTATTCCTAATAGAAATAACAGCATTCAACTTTAAATAAGTAATTTTATTTACATTAACTTGTTGAATAATACTATCTTTATCTACTAAAATATCTGTTCTAAAACTGTCAGTACAGATAAAAGTAGACCTTCTAGCATTGTGGTAAGTCACTTTTATATTAGGATTAATTTCTACTGTTAAACTTGATAAACTCACAAATATAACTCTGTTAATATTTTACCTCGATTCTGATAAACTGCTCTTGGATAGTCCCATTTATCTTGTTCTAAGTGCCACTTATAATCTTCTATAAGAGATTTATATCCTTTTAATTTTCTTCCAGAAGACAAAGTTCCTCCTTCAGCTCCAGCAATTAAATCTTTAGCACTCATTTGATAGACCATAGGAGTATTCACTTGAACAAAGCTTCCTACTAAAAACCTAAAAGGAAGCACAGAATAGTCTGGATATTTTTCTTTTGCCCAACTTACTACTGCGTTAGTGTAAAAAGCTCCTTGTATATCATATCTATACTTAATAAAAGAAGAATACAACCAGTTACTTTGATATTCACTTGTGGTTTTAATATCTAAGGGCTGGATAGTTTTATCTAGATGGTCAATTATTACTTTATCTAGTAAAGCTTTACACTCAACATCAGCAACCCTGAATATGATAGCAAATTGATTCAAAAATTCTCTATCAAGCCCTAAGTTAAAATAAGGAGCAGTAAATTCATGTTCTTTTAAAGAGGTAGCCAGATTCTTACAATCTGAATACATCAAAGCACTAACAGCTTTTTTGTCTTTTGTGTTTTTTAAAAAGTTTAAGTAAGCTGGGCCATGATTTTCTTCCCATTTTTTAACAAAACCCTCATAAGTAGCAGGTGATTTTATACCTAAGTCTTTGTATATCTGTTGTCTAGCTTCTACAGTGTCTTGCTCAAGTGAAGCAATTTTTTCAGTAAATTGTAACACTTGACCTGTAGGTGTAGCAGTTATGTCTGATACTACAAATCTACTTTTAAATTCTTCCTCTGTTCCAGTTAATAAACAGTCTACCACTGAGCCAGCTAGTAAACTGTCTGACTCTAGTGGAGCTCTGTTTAATACTAACTTTGGATTAAAATCTAAAGTCTTTAAAAGTGAGTAGTTTAAAGCAGGATGTTGCCTATACTCTAGCTCTGTCATTATAACTTAACTACTCTTTGTTTAACAATTTCTGAAATACTTGCAGCTACTTCTTTAATTTCTTCAACTGAAGTTTCAGAAGGAAGCTCTCCTGAATCTTGAAGTTCTTGAATAGAGTAGTTGTTGAATAAATCCTCCAGAACCTCTTTTGAATATTTTGAATATTCAATGTCTAAAGTAGCATTATTTACTGGAATGATTCTTCCAGCCTTGTCTGTTTCAGCTACAGCAACAGGGAAATATTCACAACATCTCCCTTTTGTGTGGTCATAAGCAGGAAAAGCTACAATATTTCTTGGATTGACTAACACAATTAGAGGATGGTCTCCATATCTTAAATTATAAGCTAAAGACATAAAATGAAGACCTGAGCTACAAGCAGCGTTTCTATTTGAATCACATTTTTCTCTTGGTAAAGTAACAGGAGTCCCAATATTAATTTCCATTGTTCCTGTGTGGTGGTCAGTATATGTAGGAGCTTCTTCAGACTGTTCATTGTCTATGACTTTAAAATATTCAGCATCTAAATTTACGTCTGTAACTTCTTTTGTTAAGGTTCTTTCTTTTGTAATGTAGAAGTTCTTAGGAGATTTCTTTTGATTTTTAATTTTAGCCCAACTAGAAGTAACAAATTTATGATACTCCAATGCTTCAGGACTAGTACTCTTCTTTAAATCAACACAACGATAAGCAACTATATTGCCTTCTTCAGTGATAGCAAATTCTCCTGTTGTAAACCATCTAAACAAATCTTGACGAGCTTCTGGGTTAGGATTCAATAAAGCCCATTTCCAGAAATTAATCAAGGAATTTACTGTGTATTTAGAATTTGGATTATATTTAGCATCTAATAGAGCTTCACACAGTAACTCAGGCACAGGAATAGTAGTGTCATTCAAATAACAAAGACCTTCTTCGTCATAATAGAACATACCTGAAATACTCGCAATTCTTTTAGCTTTTCTTGAACGTACAATGTTTTTGTAATAAAGTTCTCTGTCTTTTTCAAGTTGTAAAAGTCTTTCAGCTTCTGCTTGAAGCCTTCTTACTTTTTCCATAGGATTCATAAAATCCCTAACATCTTGTTCATCTTGTAATGCAGTTAGTTCTAGCCAATCTGTAGGAGAAACTTCTCTTGTTAGGACTTCTTCTCCTAACACTACAATGGCTGTGTCACCAATTAATTTAGTGATAATTTTCATTCAGTTACTTCATTTTCTATTGTTTCTAAAATCTCTGTTTCCTCAGAGGACTTTTCAGGTACTGAGGTTTTGATAATGTAATGATGTGAGTCCATTTTTACCTGTGATTTTTTGCAGTAATCTCTTAAAGCATCTAATGCAAATTGATCTGTAAAATCTAATCTTTGAATAAACATTAACATAGGAGCTGATTTTTGTATTTTTACTAGCTCTGATATTAAATTTAATTCATCTAGATTATTAAAATAACCCGCTTCTTCAGCTTTTTTGTCTGCAATTTCAATTAGTTCTTGTACAAAAGACGGCACTTGAGGAGAATAAGCTCTATTTTCTAAGAAATCTTTTAAAGATAAAAGTCCTACACCTAAGTCCTTTCTAATAGTTTCTAGGAATGTATGTGACATTCTTATATCAGCTTCTGTGAAGGCTTTTTTAAGTCTTCTCCATTTTAAAAATTTAAGTAGCTCTGGAGAACTAAATTCTGTTGTCATGTACTCTGAAAGGGTTTTAAATTTGACATTGTTCTTTTTTAGTGCTTTTATTTCTGACTGAGAAGCGATTCCATACAAAAACGGAAAATGTAATTTTAATTTTGCTATTGCTTTTTTAGAAAGTTGTCTTCCTAAAATTTTATGGTAATGATCATTATAAAGTTGAGTTAAGAAATTTGTAGCTAATGATTCTTCTGTTCCCAATATAACTAGCTTTTTAGCTGAGTTCATAAAAGCATGAGAAACTGTACAATGATCTAATGACCATCCATGACTATGAAAATAAGTGGAATCATTACTTACATTTATTTTTAAGTAAGAAGTTGAATCTATTTTTTTCTGTACAACTGCTGCATTTTTCTCTTTATATTCTTTTATCCAAGCTTCAGAGGGTACAATTGTAGAATAAGGTTTAATTGTACTTGGATCAAATGGAGATAAAAGCTGTAAAATTTCAAAAACCCTTCTATATAAAGTTTTTCCTTTAGAGTTTTTTCTATTTGTAGCTACAATACCTATTTGAAGGTTTATGTACTTTATTATATTTTTTAGAATCCATCTGTGAGGTGCAGGTTTTATAATAGAAATTCGAATTGTAATTTGACTTGTCCTTATAAGCTCTGAAACATATAAGTTAGTGTATTTACTATTTACTTTATTGTTATTAGGATCATGTCTTAAAAAAGTTACATTACTACTTTGATAATTTTCTGTAAAGTACTTGTATTTAACTTGGTTATATCCAGGAGCTTGAATAAATTTATTTTGAAGAGATCTGTATTCAAAAGCAACTTGAGCATATACAGTTTCAAATGAAAAACTAAGTATATTTCTAAGTATTGCTTTTGATTTAAGTTCACCGAATTCATTACCTATTTCAACAATTTCAGGACAATAGATTGGAGTAAATTCTGGATGATCTTTTAAAACCCTCTCTAAATTAATAGTAGCTCCACACGGAAACTCATGTATATATTGTTGAGATTTATTATCATACCAATCTTTTATTGAAATAACTGGATTATATGTTTTGTTGAAAAGTTCAACTAACTCATCTTCAGCCATTTTAATTCTGTCAATAATTTTTTGTTTAGCTACAGCAGAATATAGAATATCTTCTCTTGAAGGAGTAACTTGAAGTTCACCTATGTCAAATTTTATTGCAATAGGTATATACTTTGTTTCTATACCTAGTTGCAGAAAATCAATTGCATATCTAACTTTACCTAAAACAATTTCTGTCTGAGTGGGTTGATTAACGGTATTAAACTTGAAATATTTACCTTCGTATATTGTATACTTATTTTCAAAGAGACCTTTCAGAATTTGATCGTCTACATATACATTATCAAAATACCTCAACTGAGTTTTCAAATTTGCATATACACTGTATGAATCTGATTTGTTTAATTTTATAGTAATTGTAGTACCATTTCTTTTTGTAGTAGGAATTTCAAGTAGTTTTTCTAAAGTAGGGACTCCAGTTTCTCCTTTGTGTAAAATATATGTCCATTCAGTACCTTCAAATATAGTTTGAATATGGATTTTATCTTGATAAGCAAGTCCAGACTTTGAACCCATACCCCAACCACCAATTTGGTCATTTGTATCTTCTTTTGTAGAAGATAAATACTTCATAAAGATATTTTGTACTCTATAGGGAGAAAGCCCTACTCCTACATCAATAAAGCTTATAAAATAATCTCCAGTATTTAAACTTTCTACAAGCTTTATGACTACTGGATCATCTACTTTTGCTTCTGCATGAGAATCAAAACAGTTACTAGTATACTCTCTTATTATAGAGCCTAGTACGTCCTTGTATAAATTAGAAAACATCCAAAACATCTTAGACATCTTCTCAGAGTCTACAGTTGCTTGAATAGAATCTAAGTTATCTCCTGCAGTTTTTAAAATTTCTTCATTTTCAATTTTCATTTAATAAACTCTTCTAAGGTTTTAATTTGCCATTTAATTTTCGATTGACCTATATTTTTACCTACTTTGTAAATCATATCAGGGTCATTTATAACTTTCTTTGGCGTAAAAGTCTTTTCAAATAGAGTCTGAGGAATAATCTTTTGAACATAAATTTTGTGATTATGATAAATCCATTTTTGGTTAACACTAAAAAGTCTTTGCATACCTTGATGGTCAAAAGCAGGTTTTACTTCAATACACATGTAAGGTTGAGGACTCAGAGAATAAAAAGGAATTTCTTTATTTATAGGGTAAGTTGTATATGGATTTCTTAGCTGATTTAAACGTCCTGAAACAAAATAGTGAATGTAGGGACTTCGAAAATTCCAATCTACTTCAAAATCAGGAGTATATACGTGTTCATTTAGTACTGTCTTGAACTCTTCTTTGGAGGTTGTACCTTTTTTTGTTTTCTTTATAGTATAAAAAGGATACTCAACACGTGGACTTAGTTGAAAAGATTTACATTTAGTATTAAAATTATTAACTACTCCTATTTCTTTTAATTCTTCTAAGTAATAATAGAAAAATAGCTCTTCATCAGAAAGTAATCCTAATGTTTTCTTTGTAAGCTCTCTCTGTGATAAGGTCTTTGGTTGCTTCTTTGCCATATAATTTATAATAGTCACTAATATCTTTTGCAGATTTATATCCTAGTTTTCTTTTCCATGTTCCCTCTGATAAAAATAACGGTTTTATTCCATACAGCTTTCTATACTGCCAAGCTAAATGAATTCCTGCATTATCATAATCAAACAAAGAAAATATTCTTCCTGAGATAGAGTAAAGGTAATTCATTATATTTTCAGAAAGTACTACAGTCTCTGAATGAGGAGAAATTGCTGGTACTCCTAAATCATGAAACAACAAAACATCTTTCATACTTTTAGTTATTACTAACCAAGAACAGTATTCTGGAAGTTCTTTTATTCCTTGTATAATTTGATCTGAACCATTAAAAATAAATTTATATCCTGCCTTTTCAGCTAAAGGAGCATAGATTTTATATTTAAAGTCTCCAAACATGTAAGCATATGTAATTTCTTTACAATTAAATTCATGTCCCTCAAGCCAATATTTATCCACAGGAACTACATTGAATTTATTTAAAGTCTCTATACTGACTCCAAAAGAATTCCAGTAATTTAAATCAAGTTGATTCCAATCTCTTTTAGAGATTCTTATTACAGTTTCTTTAGGTTTAGTTATATTAAACTGAGATATTATTGCAGTAGAGCCTACTTTAATAGTTTTTTGAAACTGACCTAATTTCAGATTAAAGTCATTATTAACAATTTGAAGGGCTTCTGGAAACGTGCAGTTATATTTAAGTCTTATAAATGTAACCCAATCTCCTGATTGTCCAGTAGCAAAATCTTTAAATAAGTATTTTCCATAAGGATTTTTAAATACAGAAAAAGAAGGAGTATTATCTTTTCTAAGTGGACTACTTATTCTTTTAGACTGTTTAAATGAACTCCCAATATAATATTCAAAGATTTGTTCAGAGTCTACTAATTTATTTATATTAGCAACTGAAAGTTCTTGAAACGAAACCTGATCTGCTTGAAACATAGTGATATAAAAGGGTGGTATTTCTACCACCCTTAAAAATTAATGATTAAAATACACTGTTATTAGTAGGTGTTTCATTAGCTGGAGTTTCTTCAGCAGGAGTCACCTTAGTATAATGGTATTTGTTTTCTTTATCGAATGCATCCATATGAGATACACCTTCAGCAAGAGACGCACAGAACTTTTTAAAACCTAAGTGAAGAGTAGTTCCAATTTTGCCATCTTGTTTTATATATTCTTTTGCACAGCATTGTAAGTACAAGTCTTTATTTTTAATTACGGGAAGTACACGATTCATGTATTCTTCAATAGATTGAGCTCCTGCTTTAGCAGCAATAAGAGCTTCTTCAGCTCCTAGCTTTTTAGCAATAAGCTGCATACGTCCATCAAAACTTCTGATTTGTTCTTCAGTTTTGTAATAAGTATCAGCAAGTTTTACTTTACCAATTCTTCCTCCACGAACAGCAGAATCATCAGCTTTAAAACCTTCTTCTGTTATAGTAGGGGTTTCAATGTGTAAAATTACTTGCCATGCATCTCCTGCTTTTGAAGTTTTAACTTCAAACCCTGTGATAGCAGCAAGATGATTACCATACCCAAGATACTTTGAGCCTCCTCCTTCGGAGACTTCTACTTTGTCATTTCCAAACATAATGATGTAGTGTTTTTAAAATTTAATTAAGCCATTGAATTGTTGCGCTCTTGAATTTCTTTCAGTTTCTCAAAAGAATTTTCTTCTGATTGTACTGTAGCAGTCATATCTGCAGTTTCAATTGTGTCTACCAAAGTATACTTAGGTTTATTTACACGAAACTGTTTAATACGCAATCCTGCGTCTTTCAACAAACCAGTCAAAGCTGATTTATTACCTTGTGTGTACTTAGCAGCTAGTGCTTCTTTTTTCATTCCAGCCTCAATGTCAGCTTGGAGTTGTGTTCTTGAAACTTTTACTTCCATGATAATTAATTAATTAGTTGTAATATTCCTCCATTTTGTCTTTTACATAACCCAAATCATTAGGAATTAGGAGGTCATCAAACATTCCTACTGGGCTTTTTGCTGTGTTTGAACCGTCAGTATTAGTCATAAAATAATACTTAGATTCTTTTTTAATAAGATCATACTCTACTTTGGCATATAACACAACAGTAAACATACCTTCCATAGTAATATACTGGTCAATCATATTACCAGCAGTTTTGATCTTTTTGTTTCCTGCTTTGTCTGTTTCTTCGTGATACAAGAAAAAGATATTTAAATCAGTTCTTGTACACTTAGAAGCTTCTCTAACAGGAATAAATCCAATCTCTCCGATTTCAGAAAATTTATCATAACCTTTTTCTCTTACTTTACTCATAAAAGCAAAGGCTTGTAAATACTGAGCATCATCAATAACTAGATTTTTAATTTCTGGAACTTTGTCATTTACTTGTCTGATTATTTCAGCTATTTGCTTAGCATCAGAAGTAATTACTTGACGACCACCCTCAGAAATTCTTTTAATTGGAAATAGAGTGTTGCCTCCTTTTACAGGTAGGGGCTTACCTGAAACATTAATTATTATAGTCTCGGACGGATCAAGACCTTTAATATTTAATTTTTCGTTTTTAAAAATAGAAGTCGATTTACCACTCCCTGATGGAGCTACGATACCTACTAAATTTGCCATTACTTAACTGTGTATTTTTTACCTCTTAGAATAAACCAATTGACAGTTCTAGTGTCTACTTGTCTTAATCTAGCATCAAAGTTGGAATTTCCACGATCTAGTTTCATATCAATGAAATTAATACGACCTAAATCAGTTACATCTCCGTGATGTCTACCAACAATAGTACGTTCTTCACCCTGAATAGCTTTCTTTACTCCAGCTTTTACTGCTTTTTCAATATCTTTAATAGAAGCTCCAGTAACAGCTGCCATAACTTCTTTAGTTACATCAGCTTCTTTTACTTGCTTATTAAAGTTAATTGTCATAGCAACTCCTGCTGCTGAAAGGATTTTTGCAGCTGCATCAGTTTTTGTAATATTTTCTGATTCAGAGAATTGTTCTGCTGAAGTAAGAAGAGATTCAACATATCCTTTATCCAATACTACAGATTCACCTTGGTCTGTGGATAATTGAACTTTATCTCCTTGAATTTTCTCTACAGTATAGTATTGACTCTCGGATAAAACTTCTCCTTTTTTTAAATTTGAAAACTTTGTGCTCATAATTTTCCTTGTTTTTTATAAAATCCTTTAATTAATGTCTCTTCGGAAGCTCCTTTAGCTACTGAGCTTAAATAGGTAGATGTAGAAACTGTAGTTGTACTAAAGGCTCTTTTAACATCTTCTGCTGTATTATTGTGAACTAGAGTATTAGAAGCTTGAATTTTTAAAACATTTACTACATTTTTTACATCGTTTTCTGTTCCAACAAAAGTCACAGTTGTCCTTGTTTGTTCAGCTTGTTTTATAAGGTCTGCTGCTTTTATTGTTGTTTCAAAGCTAGAGTCTGTATCTCCTCCGTCTGTAAAAATCTTCACAAGAGCTCTTTCATTCGGTTTCAAATTTTCTAACAACTCACTTAAAACAACTACTATTGTTCCATAAAGATTAGTAGAATGTGTGCCTCTCCAATTAGGAACATAAGTTATTTTGTCAATAGGAGCTTCTTTTACATGTACAGTATGTACTCTACTAAAAGAAATGATTGTATGAAGTATATTTAGTTTAGATTTTTCTTTTTTGTACATAGCAAGTTCTTCCATTACTCCTAAAACTGCTGCATGAATTTTAGAACCCATCATAGAACCTGAGTTATCTACAATAATAATATTTTTTACTGTATCAATTTTATTTTTAGATGTTTTAGTAACAAGTTTTGAAGTCTTTTTAGTAGTTGAAGGTTTTACTAATGAGTTTAAATACTCATCAGCAGACTTAAAGCCGTGCTTAGCAGCAATTTTTTCTCTTGCTTGCTTATTAGCTTTTTTAAACTTCTGAATTAACTCTGTTGAGTTGTTGTTTCTTGACATTCTTTTTTGTGATAAAATAAATAAAACATTGCATTACACATCACATGACCCATGTGATTACATTTTGATTCAGAATCTGAATCTTCATTTTGAAGAGCTACTATATGTCTAATTAAAGAATTCATAATAGTTTCTTTACTCATTCCTAATTTCCAATTGTGAGCTCCTGAGCGTACACATTTTAGTGTTTTGGCCTCTTCAACTGAAATATCAACTCCCTTAATAAGATTTCCGTCTTTGTCTTCAAATACAGAGTATTTATGAGCCCCATATTCAAGAACTTTAACCATTTCTTCTAGAGAATTAAAATCAACAAGACTCCATTTTAATTTTCCTTGATTGTATCTTAAGGCTTCACTCATTTAATGATTCAATTTTTTTGTAAATATTAAAAACAGCTTGGGTATCTGATAATTTAGGCATCTCTTTAAATACACCTCCTTTAGGCTCTACTAAGAGACCTATTGCGATATTATCTGAAGATAATCTATTCTTAATTATTTTCATAGCTAAGAAATAGTGCCTCAATTTTCTAATATCATAACCTAGGTAATTGTCCATGTCTAATTTGTAAGGAGACATAGTTCCTATTACTACATCAGCATCAGCATATGGATTTCTAGTGTCTTTAAAATCAGTCATTTGTGGAGATAAGTCTACACCTTTAAATTTTGCTCTGTCAACAGAAGACAGGCCATCATTGAATTGCGAGATGTTTATAAACGAATAGCCACAAATGTTTCTTAAAGTAACACAATACTCAGAATATTTGTCTATAATTTCCTTAGTTGAAAAGCCTCTCTCCTTTTTTAGAAGAGCTAAATGATCTAAGACAACTATTCGATATTCTTTTTCATCATTAGGAGTGTAACCAGTGACCATAGTTTCATTTGGCTTATTAGGAATAGGCTCTTTATGAAAGACACCATTATTCTCTGCATGAGTCCAAAGTTCATTATAGATTCCAGTAGGATTAGTAGGAGAAAACCTAAAGTTTATTTCACTAAATAAACGATTTACTTCAGGAAGTACGTCATTTACTAGGTCTTGTTGTTCGACTGTCAATCTAAAAGTCCCAAGACCTTTAATAACTTCTTTAGGAACAAATTTACCATGTTTTTGGAAAATCAACATACTAATCCAATCACACTTCTTATTTACTTCACTAATCTCGTAAGAGTAATAGAATACTGTACATTTAATACCTTGAGCTTTAGCATCCATCAAAGCGTTCAGGAGCATAAAGTCTGCTAAAGTGGTTTTAAATGTTCCAGACATTCCTCCTAACAAATAGTAAGTTGATCTTTGAATACCGAATAAATATTTGTTTATTCTGTCAAATCCATTAGCTAAGCCTTGATATTTACCATTTAAACCGTCTTGAATTCTTTGTTCAATAGTTTGGTTAACTTTAATCATACGCCTTGTACTCGATGATTTGTATCCTTACTTGTAGAATCTTCAGTGAGATACTTTTCCCACATTTTATTCCTTAACCATGTCTCTAAATTATTAATATATCTTAAAGAGTTATTAGCTCTTCTAGCTGCAAGTTCATTGTCTAATCCTTGCATAATAATTTTGTGAATTAGGGGTTTACCATTTTTAGTAGCTTTTAAGTACAACTTCTTAGCTGCTTCGTTACTAGACTTCATAGGGTCTAGTGTTCTTAAAACTCTACCATCTACAGTTTTATAAGGAAAAGTATTACAAAATTCCATCCATAACTTATCTGTATCAACTAAAAATAAGTCAATAGCTTTTTGTCTGAGCTCTACTTCTTGAATCGTAACTCCACACAACTTAACCCACCCCTCTTTTTCTAATTTATGAGGGTCTACATTAACTTTACCATTTAGAACCGCAACACTCTCTCCAGCTAAATAATCTTTAGCAAATAAAGCATGCAAATAGCAAAATTCATTTGGACTTAAATTGTGAGATACAATAAATTCAGTATCAATTTCTACGATCATACCCAGCTGTTTCTGCAATTAATGCAGAGTCCTCAAGTTCAATTTCAAGTTGAAAATACTCAAATAATTGACCTTCAGGTACATCTACATCAAATTCAAGTTTTAATACCCGTGAATAGTCTTTAAGTGAAGACTTTTTATCCAATTTATGAGAAGCTTTTAGAATAGAAATTAGAGTATCTAATTGACTACGTGAAAGCTTCTCATCTTGGATTTCAATACACATTTTAAATTCCATAATTACAGTTTAGTTAAGCAGTCAGCAACATTGTGACATTGAACAACCTCAAAGGCTGTTATATCTTCAAACATAGACTTAAACCACTTTTCCTCGACTGTTTGTTGAGTAACAAAAACAAAAACTCTCCCTAAAGTACCATCATTTCTTAATCTTCCAATTCTTTGGATTAAATCCTTCTGTTTAGAATAATAAGAATGAATAATACAATCTTGTAATCCTCCTAGATTAGCTCCTTGTTTTAATTGCTTAAAAGAAGCGATTAAATTAATTGCTCCAGATTCAAACTTATTTCTAAGCTCTTCATTCTGTTTTGGAGTATATCTAGAACAAACTACATTAGGAGTAATTTTCATTAATGTATCTAAATCATTTCCAAATAAGATAGCCCGACTATTTAATTTAGAAATTAATTCTGATGTAGCAACTACTTTTGATTGAATTTTGTACAAAATTTCAGCTCTCTTACGAGAAGCATTTTGTATTTGAAAGGTCTTAGCTTTTCCGTCTGGAAGAAACAAAGCTCTTTTAAATCTATCATCGTAGAAAGTATACCCATCCTTTTCAGTTGTTAGAAAGGGTTTTTCTTTTGTCCCAGCAGGCATATTTTTATTGACTGCGTCTAAAGTATGCCAAATCTGGTAGATTTTTAATTTTCTTGCAGTACCGTGTTTTTGACCATCATCTACTGTATACTTAAAGCAAACAGGAGCAATTAACTTTAATAAATCTCCCTTTTTTACAGAACCATCTTCGGTTACTTTTGCTTTTTTATCTACTGTAGCAGATAATCCTAGAATTGATTTGCACGTATTATTGAAGTAAAATGAAGAGTACACCTCAGTAAGAGAATCATGAATCTCATCAGCTATTACTAAATCATATGTTTCATTTTGCAATTTATAAGCAGATTGATAACACATAAATTCAATATCAGGGCCTGAGTAATTCCACTTTTGGATTTCTAATCCTAAATCTATCTCTCTTTGAGTAGTTTCAGCTAAAAAAAGAATCTTAGCAGATTTATCATAAGTGCTGGCTATATCTAAAGCTAGTTTAGTTTTACCCATACCTGTGATTAACTCTACTGTTCCTTTTTTATTTGCTGCATACCAAGCCTTTGTAGCTTCAGCAATTATTTCTTCTCTGGTTTTCATACTATAAGATCTAAGTAATTTGTTATAAAGTTTGGGTCAACGTATTTATCGTATTTATTTATAAGTTTTATTTGTTCTTCTGTAGGAGTATACAAAGATACAGACCTTGAAGGGGCTGCATACCAGTCAAACTTTGTTAGATCAGTTCGCTTTACAAACTCTTCTTTTAGATTTATATATCTGTCTGAATAAATAACACGACCAATTAAATATTCAAATTTAAATAACACATAATGACTTTTATACACACTACCAAACGAGAAATGCGCATACCAATATCCTGGTTTTAGCTCTTCTATAGATAACTCTTTTGTCATACAATATAATCTAAAATACTTATTGGATTTGACTCGACAATATCTTGGGCTAATTCAAAATTGTCCGCAATATACCACCCACCAGTTTCAACTAATGCCACATGACAGAAAGTAGCCTCTTTTACAGTGTATACTTCTCCTATAGTAAGAGGTGCTGATGGGCCTGCAATTCTTCTTACTTTATTTCCTACTTTAAATTTCATATTAAGTCTAGTATTTTATTAGTTTTATTATCCATAAGTGCTTGTTGAATAAAGCTTTCAGCTTCATCTATATTTACTGTAAAATAGCCTGCAGTACAACTTGTTTCAGGGTATCCTGCAAGATATACAGTTCCGTTAAAATAATCAGATACTCTGAGTAATCTGTAGTCTCCTTTAGGAACTTTATTTGCTGCTTCTATCCTTTTTACAGGTAACCCAATAAAACAGTCTCTAGGTAAATCTACATGTTTCCCTATAAAGTCGCTTAATTTTATTACTTTTTCCATTGTTTTAATATTTCAGGTTCTGCTTTTAATTTTACTAGTTTACAAAAAGGCTCTCCAGCCCTTTCCATACAATCTTTTACTATTTTAGACCAAGTCTCTTGTTCATCTTCTGGGACTTCTAAAATTACTTGGTCATGTATTACATTAGGAAAGAGTATCTTAAAATAAGCCTCTCTTGCTTCAATTTCTTTAAATATAAATATACAAGCTAATTTAGTAATACTGGCACTTGCAGATTGAATGGGATAATTTAAAGCAGCTCTTTCCATTTCTCCTTTAAGTTGTTGCATTTCTCTTAAAATACTTCTTAAATGAGGAGGTTTATCAAGTGCTTTATATTCTTCCCAGAATTCTGGAGTTAGTCTCGCTTTTAGTTCTAAATATCGTTTGTAGTCTTTAAAATAAATTCTTCTCCCAGTAATTAAATCAGTTAATATATAACCATTAGCAAGAGCTCTAGTTTTTTGTTTAGTAAAATAGACACTTAACTGAGGAAAAGCTTTCATATATGATTCATATACTTGATTTCCTATTTCTAAAGACATGGAGAGATTCTTAGCAATTGTTGCTCCAACCCCTCCGTAGTTTCAATTTTGTTATCCTGTAGGCTTTTTATCCTACAGTTCTTACAATTAATACTTCTTGTAAGTTCAGCATACATTTTCATCCTATCTAGGATGTCGGACACTCTTGGTGGTTTATATTCTTTTAACAAGTTTCATCCACTATGCGTTACACTGTTTAATAGTATTATCTATTAAATTAGCACGGTATTAGCATTCCAGCCTTCACCGTTTTTGCCCGATGTTTCAATACTAGTTACCTAGTAAAGCGACAAATTTATTAAATTTTCTTTCCATATACACACTAGATTTTACATCTTTATATAGTAATTCAAATAACTTCTTGAAATCTTCTTTTCTTTCTATCCAAACGTCCCAACAATTATCTGCTCCTCTTTTTCTTATACAAGAAAATATTTTAACAGTTCTTAAAAAGTCTACAATTTGGTTCCCTAATGCAACTGAACCTGTAGTTATTTTAACTACTTTTCTTTTATTGTGAATACTGCCATCTCCATCTATAATACCTCTAAGAATGTGCCTATTTAATGGAACTTTTAGATTAATTGTGTGGGATTTCTTAGGAGTTATTCCTAAAGAGCATAGATATTTGTGTAAAGGTTTTGAAGAGAAATAGACTTCTTTTAAGTATCCTCTATCGAATATAGAAGCAAACTCTAAAAATCTCATAAATTTATGGATAACTTCGTCATCTATTGAAGCTATTGAAATTCTATATCCTTTCGTTGAAAGATTACCATCACTTATTAGGTAGCCTAACCAATAATCAGCTTCAGCAGTTCTTTGAGAAAACTTTTCAGCTTTTATCTTAAAAGATTTACCAGAGCCTCTTTGAATTCCGTGTTTTTTAGCTATTAAAGATGGATAGTCTTTCCAGACTCCAAGTATTTTACAAATTTCTTTAATAGGAGTACCTTGTCTATAAAGCTCAAGTGTATGTAACTCTGTCTCTTGTGTATATCGCATAAAATAATTTTTTATTATTTATACGAAAAATTTAAAATTTAGTTTATCGAAAACCCAGCAATCTTAGCCATGTGTCTTTTGTCTTTATGTTTAGTTTTTATTTCTTCTACAGGAAGAGGTTCTAACTCAGGCCAGAGTTTTTTACAAATAAAAGTGTGCATATCTCCACCTTCCAAATTCTTTTCATAAAATTCTAGTAATTTAGGTTCTTTAGAGAAATTTGCAAGAACTACTTGCTCCTGAGAACTGTAGTCTGAATCAATAAAAACATAACCTGACTTAGGAACAATACAGTTTCTTATAGAGTTATCTTGAGGAATGTTTAAAAAGTTAATATATTCTACTCTATTCTTTTTGTCTTTCCCTCCTGAACTAAGTCTTGCAGTGTCTAGCATTTGTTTAAACTGAGTGTGAATTCGTCCTGTACTAGGATTAATTGAATCTAACCAGTTTTGTCCATAAGTACCTAAAAGTTTTTCTTGACTTTTATAGTCTAAGTAAATGTTAACTACAGGATTTATATTTGCTTGAGGAGTTAACACTTTTGCATCTACAGAATACTTCATCTTACCTGTCTTTTTATCTTTTGTAAGAAGATTAAGTCCTAGGTCTTTAAAGAAATTAACTACTTGTGTAGGAGAATTCCAATTTATACTTACTTTAAGACCTTCAGAAAACAAGTCAAGTTGATTATGTATGTATTTATAGAAAGTACTAGGATTGTCTAAAATAAAGTTATTTAAAGTATCTAGAGATTTTACTAACTGCTCTTTATCATGTTCCATTCTAGTCTTCCAAGCAACAGGGTCAATTTGCATTCCACACATTTCAATATAAGAAAGGCATTTTACAAATTCATTTTCAATTAAAACAGTATTATTTAGTCTGTCTTCATTGACTTTAATCATTTGAGCCTCTTTTATCAAAGAAAGGTATTTTACGTCATCTGCAGCATACTTTATAACTTCAGTAGTAAGTCCTAGATAATGTATGTTTCCTCTTATATCTTTATTTAGTTTGGCATTACAGTATTTCATAGCTAAATGCTCTAAAGACTTAGGATAATCTTCCCATTTTAATCCATGATACAGAATTGATTCTACTAAATAAGTGTCATATACATTTTTAGGCCACCAGTTCTTTAGCATCAGGAACCTTAAATCAAATTTAGCATTTTGAAATAAGAAAGTTGAATCTGTACTTTTAAAAACCTTTGCAATGAATTCGTTTACTTTTTGATTAATACAGTTAACATCAATAACATATTGAGTATCAAAATTTCCTAATTGTAGTGTAAGTATTTTCTTTTTAAAGGGATCGAATCCCTGAGTTTCAGTATCAACTCCTATTTCTCCTGTCAGATTAAAGTCCTTAATAAATTGTTCTGAATTAAGGACTTTATATTCTTCAGTGTTAAAAGCAGTTAATTGATCGGTTACTAAATAAATCAAAATATTACTTTTTTATCTGTTATAAATAGTCTAGAAGAAGCTATTTGTTTATCTTTTGGATTGAAAAAATAATCCGTTCCTGCTGGTATATAAGCTTCAAAAACCTCTAAGGTTCTGTATGAACGATTGTAGAATATAACTGCATCTTTTGCTGTTTTAATACTACTAAATGAATGTATACACCCCTGTTCTATTGTATCTATATATCCAAACTTGGATTTAACAGCTAAATCAATACTTTTCAACACAGGACGAGCAATGACTAGCTTATTTAACTTTATAATTGAATAGGTAAAAGGAGTTTCATAATTATAAGTTATATAACTAGCATTAAGCATTTTATATACTAACATATCTCTAGTAGTAGTTTTAGGTTGGCAATGTAATGGGTGAATATAGAAACACATAACTACAATTTTATTGATTTAAGTCTATTAATATAATTACTGTCTTCAGCATAGCCTATTTTAGTTATAAATTGATAATAATCACCTTCTTTATAGTATTTAGACTGCCACTCTTTGTAAAATTCTACTGATTCAGTCCAATGATTAAATTTTAGATAATCTTTAGTACGTCTAAATCCAAATAGATTGTTTTCATCTAAACTACAGTTTATACATTTAAACCAACCTGTTTCATATACAGCTTGTTTAAGTACAATTAAAGGGTGCTTAATATCTAATTTAATAATATACTTAAGTACATTATCTACTGTAAGTTCTGGTTTAATGCTTTTAATAGAGTCTGTTTTACAAATAATATCATTCGTAAAATCCCCTGAATATTCATCAGGTACATAAGTTGATGTTTTGTACATGATATTACCAGTAATACCGATAATACCTATAACAATCATTATAATAAAGAAAAATGCTAGTTTACTCATTTATTTTTAGATTAGTTTTTATTACATGAGCATGTTTTACAACATTCAAATAAGGGTTCTGTTTTATACTTAATTGTGTATGGATATTCATCTTTTGGTAAATCTTTGAATCCTCTGTAAATACCTTTTTTACCGTGATTACAGTATTCATCTATTGAATATTCATTACCTGTACAACCAACATAGTGGGTTGCTATTTTTTTCTTATGCTTATATAGTCCACATGTCATTGGTTAAAAGTTAAAAAATTTATTAGTGCTTTGGTTTAGGTAGCCATTTATCATCCATAATAACCGTATTGGAATGTTATGGATGATTAAGCGAGACTTAGCGGGGAGTTAGTGGCAAGCTGAGTGCCGACCAATAACATTTAGCGTTTTACCACTTTCTCTGTCAATTATTACAATAGTGCTATCTGTACCTATTGCATAATTTGACGTGAATGGAATGAATTTTATTTCACCTGATTTTACTTCACCAACATCTGATGAACAGCCAGCCACTAACAACAAACTTGCAAAAGCAAGGGTTAAGGCGGTAATTGAAAAATTGTGTTTCATATTTACATTTGTTTTAAGTTAAAAATTTTTATTTCTAAGTCCTTGCCTTCGCAAGTTTGCGGAACGTTATGTGTAAGTGTTCCGTTAATCGTTCTAATTAACATTTCAGTTGAAAATTTTAAAAGAAAAATCCCACCCACTATTTTTTATTATAATTGTCAATGTTTGTTTTATCAAAATGATATATTTTCATATAATTTCGTATTGGTGAATCTGGTATTTGAAACTCTTCATCAACATACAACTCACCTTTTACTATTTTATCAAATTGTTCTTTTACATCATCACTATAATACATTTCATAATTACCAAATCTTTTTGGATATGAATATGGTTTGTATTCGTTGTAAAATTTTATAAATGGTTCTAATAATTGTTTAGTGTAGTATATCTTCCATTTATTATATTCTTCTTCAAATGTTAAATTGTCAGTTTCCATATATCTTGGAATAAACTCGTTGTTCCATTTTGGTGAAAATTTTAAATTAGGATATAGATTTAGTAATCTGTCATTTTCCTTATCAACAGATAACTGGTATTTTGTCTTCTTACTTTCTTTTATAATATGTTGATTAAATGTATCAATTAATCTTCTCATTTCTTTACTCATAATTTTAGTTTATATATAAATATTAAGATTTAAAATTCCCACCCACTTTTTCTTTTAAAATTTTTGTTCAGTTCTTTGAATGAAGTTTAGTGGTGAGTAATCCACACCTACACATAACAAATGATAAACAACATTAAAACGATTGTTTATCATCGGACGTTAGTGGTAATATTTCTGAAAATATAAATCTATTAATTCTTTTGTTGAAGGAAAAATTGTTTCTGTATGATTATACCAAGTTTTAGTATTTCCATTATAATTCCAATTAGATAGAGATACCCATTCAACAAAAGAAATTAATTTATCGGTAGAAATACTACCACTAACATCAGATATATTCAAGTTTTCTTGATGTTCGTTGAAACTTTGTATGTGTTTATTATCTTTCATCTTCATATTTTATTTTAGTGTATATATTAAAAAGAAAACCTAAATATATCTGAGTATCGTTATACGCAACCTTACAAAGACTGCAACTCCGATTTGACATCGCCCCAAAATTTACCTGCATCAACTTTCTTTTGCGGCCAGTAATATTGAGCAGTTGCACCGCAATCATCCCAATCAGTATCAGATGGTTCT